GGCTTGTTTAGATTCATCCAAATTATCAATACCTTTATAACTAGATGAAACATATTCGTAAGCACTTGACCTGAATTGGTTTATTTTGGTTTTCATATCTGAAAAAAACTTTTTAGATTTCGGCCCAAGTTTATCGGACAAGATTTCGTCTAAGAATTTCAAGTTCTCATTAAATGAGAAAAACAGTGCCCTTATTTTATTAAATGTGTTACGAGGATGCACATATTTCTTAGCTTCGTTTAGCATGTCTAAGCCTTCTGAATTGGCTTGTTTTGATTCATCCAAATTATCAATTAGTTTCGCTGCTGATGCCTGGATTCTGCGGAGAACATCTGTTTTATCTGCATCAAAGCTAGCTGTATGTTGACGGCCACTTGATTGCTGGTACGCTAATTTCTTCAATTCTCTTGAGTAGTCGACTGCTAGTGTTCTGGCGTGTTGGCTCATTGGTTTTCCAGTTAATTGAATGAGTACCCTGTGCGCATCAAACATTCGATCCGCACGAACTAATTGGGCCGCTTTTGCAAATGCTTTTTGGACTTCATTACTTTCAATCAGCTTGCTTTCGCTCAAGCTCTTGGTAGTTGCTGGATCAGCTACTAAATCGACATGCCTAACTTCAATAATCTTACTTACGACAAAGACCCCATCCTGTTCCTCGCCATCACCTTGTGCATTATGTGACATACCAAATGCGTCCGGCATTCGCTCGGCCGCTTCGCATATTCTCTCGGCCATGGGGTGAGTCTTTAGAAATTCAAGGTCACCATATAAGCCCTTATTTGGCACATACCGCACATTTCGCAGCTTGCCAAACCGATCCTCGGCTAGTCGCGGATCGTCAGCATCCTTGGGATGGTTGATGTTTACCTTTACGCCTTCATACAGTTTTGCGGCATCTTTTACCGCCTCGGGCAAGTACCTTCTGCCATTATCGGACTGGAGGCCAAGTATTTTAATGCCGCGAATAATGCCATGCTCAAGGTCGACCTTGAGACCTGACGAATTAACTGTTTCGGTAATTTCAACAAGGCTTGTCATAACAAATTATTCTAAGAGCAAAATTAAATTTGTCAATTGCGTTTAGGTTTACCTTTACGCCTTTTCCTTTTTATAGCTTTGAGTGATGCGGTAGCTGGCTTGGGCTTCTTGGACGGTTTTGGTGGAATCCGTACAGGTTTTGGAAGTTGTGGCGGCGTGACGGTGGCTTGTGTGACAGGTGGCAAGTTTGCAGGACTGGCGGGAACCTTAGGCGGCTCGATACGCGGAATAAACGATTCAGCTGGCGGCTCCTGTGGTTGGGCAAGATAACCAAACCTCGACACCTGAACAATAATTTCTTTACGTTTTGCAAGTACATCCTTCATTCGATCCAATCGGGATTGTGTTCGTTGCGAAGTTTCGTTTTTTAACTTTTGCGTGTCAATAAGCTGACCGGATACTGGATCAATAAAGTGCGACCAGGTTGGTGACTCACCTGGTTTCATTTTGGCCTTAACTGTTGCCAGTCGTCTAGCTCCAACAGCCCATTTCTTTTCTTGTTCTGAGGCTGTCTGAAACCAGCTGTCGTAAGTCACTGGATCCGGAATTAGTTTCTTATCATTATCCGTAAATAATGCTTTGGCCGCAGGATCGTTTTCAATATCCGGGTCTACATCCAATACAGGTGTGAGATAACACCTACAATTAAAGGCAACTGTACCATCAGCCTCTAAAGGTGGCCGAGGCATATTAGCTATCGACTGCTGGCCAGGTTTTGGCCTTTTGTAGTATATCGTGCCATTTCGCGCGGCATGATGCGGTCGAACCCGCCAGTCCATGGTTGCGTGTATTTGATATCCCACAACCATATCACCTAGCGCGTCATAAGCTACCATTCGTGACTCATGCGCCACTCGCATGCCTTCCGTCCTGGCGATACGCCTTGCGGACGCGCGAACATTTTGAACGGATGGCATCATCAGGCGGGCCATTTGCTCCACATTTTGGCCTTGCGATATTCCTTGTACTACAAGAGCGGACAATTGCCCGGGAGGCGCAAGGCCGCTAATGCTTGCAATCCTAGCCTTCCAGCCCATGCCGTTAGTGGTTTGTTGGACGACTTGCCGTACCTTGTCTTGGGACAAGGCCGGGAATAATTGTTTTTCTACTTGTCTCTTTTGTCGCGGGTTCAGGCGCGCTTCTAGAATAGGCGATTTGGATAACGCTACCGATAAGGCTGCTTGTGGCAATTCGGTAATCATGGAACCGGAAGCGCCTGAATGAGCTACTGTAGCCATGTCAGCTAAGCCGGCATCTAATTGTCGAATCGACAATCCGTATATTTCATACAAAAGATTTTGTATGCGCGTTTGCGCATCAACAGGAATTGGTTTTGTTGAAATAATGCCAAGTATTTTGTTCCATAACTTTTCTGTTTCGGCCTCTATTGTATCAGCCACCTTATCGGCATAAGTAAGCGTTTTTGCTTGAGCAATACCTACAACTGCTGCCATTTTGGACTCAAATAAAGTCGCCATACGTTACTCTTTCTCATCTGCCGCATTCATCTGCTTCACGACCTTGCGCGCCCAGGCATAACCGGGATCGCCACCCCACCCCATCCAAGCCTGCCAGCCCTTGCCCTGTTCGTCCCATGATTCGCCTGACTTATCCGATTCGTGGCGATCAAAGAATGCTTTCATCCGCCTGACAGTTTGAGGGCTTAATTTGGCGCCATTAGACAGGTCTCTCGCCCGGGCAATACCGACCGCGGTCATGCCTCGCTGGCTTTCTGGCTTTTCGGCGCGCACCTCGAGGGCTCTCTTGGCGGCTTCTCGGGCTCCCTTAGGTGGCTTGAAATTGATATGCGAATACTTGCCAGTTTGTTCTTCCTCCAAGTCCTCCGTTCCTTCATCTTCTATTGAATCAGGTTCGGGCCCTATAGGTTCAGAATTATCTTCCGAGTACTCGACAGGCAAAGCACCCGGAAGGTCGGTTTCTTGTTTGGTTTCCTCCATATTGGCCATTTCGATATTCCAGTCGAGGCCGACTTCTTGCGCGATCGTTTGTAGGCTCTTGACTCCCATAGTTTGATATATTTGGTTTGTGTTTGCCTCCTGTGCCCTGTCTCTGGTTTCTACTGTTGGACAAGTTACCTGGACATTAATCATCTTATCGATTCCTTGCGGCAACCGGCCCGCGTTTATTGCGGCCTTGATAGCGACCTTAATAATTCGAACGAAAGGCCGTTCATAAAACTTTTGCAATCGTAGACAAGACCTAAGGAATGGGCTTTCGGCCGAAAGGCTTGAAGCGTAATTGTTATTGGACGAATCGCTACTAACCAACCATTCGGGCGCATTATGGCGGTTGCCGGCCGACCTCAATAGTGCCTGGAATATCTCCAGATGGCCGGACGAGTTAGCGGCAGCTGGCGGCGTCACATAATTCATCCCTTTTGGAATGTCCAGAAATGACCCGGATCGAATTGTCTGAAAGTCTGTTTCTTTCATGGTAACAGGGCTTGTGGCCGTATAATCAAGCGTGTTGTTTATAAAACTATCGACTTGGGACAAATTATTGGCATCATGCTGACGGATGCCGGCAATAGCGGCTTGAACCGCTGCGCCTTCACCCAAATTGCACCTCAACTTGGATGACACCATAAAAGCATCTAAAGTCTCATAACTGAAATCTGACAGCCCGCGCTTGATCGCGCGTTTGACATTACATTTGATATGTACGATATTATCGGCATCTACTTCTTCACCAAGCATTTTGGCTTGATTGCCGTCCTCTCCGCGCGGCGCCATATAGGACACATAATATGCCTTAATTTCAAACACATCATCAGGGTCTGTTTTTATTCCATATGAATAATGGGGCAAGTCTTGACCGGGAGGCTGGAACACTTGTTCAGGTTCGATAGTTCGAATGTACAGGCATCCATTAGATTGCGGAAAAAGACGGACAAAACATTCGCCATCTTCTCGCGACCGAATAAACAATTCCTGTTCCATTTCGGCCCAACTATTTTGGTCAATAAACTTATCAATTATTGCGTTTACTTTCTTTAGAATTTCGTCATTTACTTCAGCCGTCTCTTTAGCCACGGCTCTATATTTGAAGCCTGTTCCAATTACATAACTGCATAATCCATTCAAAAGACCTTGCGCATTTGGATTCATCGTTGTCACCATGCGAGCTTGAGCCCGTAAAAGTGACAATTGTTGTTCCGATACCCAAAATGGAAAGTTCGACCCATATCGTCGGTCGGTCGGCTGGCTTATAGGATACGACAGTATGCCCCCATCCTGATATCTTGCTAAAATATCGGCATAATTGGTTAGCCAGTAGTCTTGATTCCCGTATGACTCAACCAACTTCTTAGCGCGCGATAAACGCGCGATTTTGATTTCTTCTTCCAGCGCCTCGCGCTTGGCTTTAGGCGATTCATCAGGTATAGGCCGAGTGCCGAAAAGGAAGTCATACCATCTCATGCTTTAATCCTCTTGGCGGTAGGTTTAGCTTGATTGCCATTATGAATTGAAATCATAACGCGTAAAGCCATTTCAAGCGCGTCAGGCCCATCATCATGATTCGCAGTTGGAAAGTCCCGAAGCTGGTCCACTAACAATTTGGTGCCTGGACTGGATGCCTTAAATCTAATTGAATGTTGGCCCAGATATGGCCCCAGGCGACGAATACGGGTCAGTTTGCTAACGGTGTTGACAAGCGGGACAATCGGAATTGGCAAACCCGCGGCACGGGCGCGTGACGCGATCTGAGCAGCTAATAGTTCCTGGAATTGGTTTGCTTCTACCGCAACGGCGTCCGCGTTAAATCCGGCATAACTTTCCAGAGTCGCGTCGATAATGGCCTCACTAGAACGCCGGGCAAGGTCTGCCTCACAGTAAAGCGTTCCATCCCGATCCCGGCCTAGCCGGACGATCGCGGAATAGTCGCCATGACCGCCGTCTTTTCCCTTGGATGGGTCAACGGCGATTGTCTTCAGGGTGATTGTATTAGGCCAATCATCGAACCAGATTTGACGAGGAAAATAACTGTCGGGCCATTCAGTTCCACCTCCCGCCCGCGGAGTTTGTTGATACAACGCGGCCCATTGATATTCACCGATACTGGCTTTCATACGCTCCAATTCAAAAATATCAAACTTTTCTGGCCATAATTCTTGACCGGCCTTGCGCGGGTCATATTGTGGGCGTTCATCGGTTGATATTGCCGGTAGGTTAATAACTTGCCATTGATCTGCTTTAGGGTCATTCCCGGAAAGCTCTATGAGCCGTCCGACAAGGTCATCGCTATGCCACCGAGTCATGACTATCAGTATTCGGGCATCCGGGGCCTGGCGAGTATACATAGTCGATGTGTACCAATCCCAGGTCGCTTGTCGATAAGTAGCCGAATCAGCTTCTTCCCGGTTCTTGACTGGATCGTCAATCAGTAGCCATTTTCCTCCCATGCCAGTAATACCGCCGCCAACACCAGCGGACCGATAGACGCCACGATGACCGACAATTTCAAAAAGATCGGAATTACGCAAATATAATCCGGATATGGTTCTAGTGTTCTGGCTATTTAACTGCGTATCTGGAAACAAATTGCGATAATACTGCGAATCAATTACGCGCTGAACATCACGATTGTTTCGACTTGCAAGATCAGCCGAATAACTGGACGCAATAATTGATTCATTTGGATTTAGGCCAAGCAGATAAGCCGGTAAACGGCGGCTAATAAGTTCAGATTTTCCGTGTCGTGGAGGCATTGACACAATCAATCGTCGCAATGATCCATTGATCATTTGTTCGACATGGTTTGCGATACTAAAATGAAACCAGCTTGGCCGGTAGTCGGGCATAGTATACTGGCAAAAGTTAATCAGGTTGGCCCGAGCCATTCGGCGTTTCAGAAGTTCTGTCGCCGCCGCCGGTGGCGATGGCAGCAAGGTCGTCATCTGTCAATTCCTCAGCCCGCATGGATACCGTTACCTTCGCCTCGGATTTTGTTTCAAGTCGTTCGACATAACCGCGTACTTTACCCTGCGTTTTTAACAAAAAACATACCGCCCAGGCTTCGCCACGATTAACGGCCAAGGACAATGCTGATTCGGCATTGTCAATCATCGCCTCGCGAGCGTCGATGGCAATTTGCAGCAGTTCAGCATCTGAATTGACAACTTGACTAATATAACTGCGAGCCATTCCCAAATTTCGAGCAGCCGCGGAGATATTACCCATTGCCTGGCGCAAAGCATTTGTTAACTTTTTCCGACTTAACTTCGCCATTGTTTTTTAACCTGTCAGAATCTGTTAGGTTCGGCGATGCGTTTCTCTCAGTATTCTTGGCACCGCTCTCAACCAATTGAT